GTTAACTTCTATCTTGAAGCTGGTAGTGTAGGAGTAACAACTGGTGATTTCTTCTGGCATAGAAGAGGTAATTTTGGTAGACTAATGACCTTGACTAATGGTGGTCGATTAGGAATTGGAGTTACTCAACCAACTAATGATCTGCATGTTGTTGGAACATCTACCATAACAAGTAATGCTTTCGTTGGTAATGATTTCAGTGTTAAAGGTGATCTTAATGTTGTTGGTGGATTAACAGTTGGATCATTCAGTGTATCAACTTTATCAGCAAATGTAACTGGTAATTTAACTGGTAATGTTAATGCTGCTTCTGGTCTCTCTACGTTTACAAAGGCAAAAATAACATCTTCTTTGGGTATCAATACTGTTGCTCCTAGCACTGGAATTGCATTAAACTCTGGAGTGAATAATGTTTTTGTTAGTGGTGGTGGTTATATTGGAATTAAAACAACTTCTGATGCTTTCCTTGGAATTAATGCATTAAATACACCTGTAATTGTAGGGTCTGTTGGTGCAGGAACAACTCTATTAAAATCATCTATTGACTTCTCTGATGCAGGTAAGGTTGGTGTGGTAACAACCAATAGGTTTATGATACCACCAAAATTAACTTCTGTTGAGAGATCTGCGATAGCAGCAGTTCAGGAAGGTGCTTTTGTTTATAATACTAATAACAATAGATTAGAAGTTTATAATGGTTCAAGTTGGGTTGGAGTATCTAGTGATGTATCTAGTGCTGGAATCTCGAACGTAGTTGAGGATACTTCACCAGAACTCGGTGGTAACTTAGATATAAATGGTAAATTTATAAACGGAACTGGTGGTGCTAACATCACTGGTGTTATAACTGCAACAACATTCAGTGGTTCTGGTGCTTCACTTACTAATCTCAATGCAAGTAATTTAGCTTCTGGCACACTTCCTGCTGCGAGAATAACTTCTCTTGCTGCAAGCAAATTAAGTGGAACTATTGCAGACGCTAGATTCCCTGCAATATTACCAGCATCGTCTGGTGTAAAATTGACTGGAATTGTAACTTCTATTGTTGCTGGTGCAAATATAACACTCACTGGAGGTCCAACTGGAATAGTTACTATTGCTTCTTCAGGTGGAGGAAGTGCTGGAATAGGTGTTTCTCATGATGGATCAACTGTTGGAGTTGCGACAGTTGTTAACTTCTCAACAAACTTAGATGTTACCGCAGTTTCCTCTGGAATTGTAACTGTTACTGCTTCTGGTGGTGGAATATCAAATGTTGTTGATGACACTTCACCTCAACTTGGTGGTAACTTAGATGGTAATAGTAAGAGTATTTACGGTGTAGGTGTTCTAACTGCAACAACATTCAGTGGTTCAGGTGCTTCATTAACAGGATTAACTGGTGCTGGTGCTTCAACTTATGGTAGTTCCACAGTCTCTCCTGTGATTGTAGTTGATGCTAATGGTAGAATCACAGGCATCACAACAGCAGGTATCTCTGGTGGAGGTGGTGGTGGAGACATCACAGGAGTTACTGCTGGAACAGGACTATCTGGTGGTGGAGCTAGTGGAACTGTAACTTTAAATTCAAATATAGGTATAACAACTAACTTATCTGGTTCATTCACTGCGAGTGCTGGAGTTGCAACTACAATAAACTCATACACATATGGTTCAGAACTTATGTTTGAATATACTGTATTTGTTAAGAATGGTTCTAACTATCAAAGTCAAAAATTATTAGTGATGAGAGATGGAACAACACCCACATCAACTCAGTATGGAATCATGTATAATAGTAATCTATTAGTTCAACTTGATGCCACGATTAGTGGTGGAAATGTAAATCTTAGAGCAACACCAGAGACAGGTATAACTGGATCAACAACATATCGTCTCAGACGAGAGGTAACTTAAAAAATGATTACTACGACTACAGATTCAAACGGTAGAGTCATTGTATCTGATGATTCTGTTACTGATGATACCTCTCAGGAATTTGCAGTATGTGTTAAAAATGGATCAGATTGGACTGAAATTCATAATTATATTATTAATGAAAATAATATAGATGATATTCCAAATCGAAAGATAAGTTGTACGAGTGATATGAATTTCTCTCCAAAGAGATCTGTATATTCAATGTCTGTAAATGAAGCAAATATATTAAGGAATCATTCTAAAGTTGAGTGGGTAGAACAATCCACAATGCATAATCCTGTTGTATTAGAGCAAAGGAAATATGACATAAAATTTGATAAACATACTGATATTAATCGATTTAAGTTAGGTTGTACAAATCGTAGAACAAGTTCTAATCCTGGTTCAACTTTAAATTTTACTCAATGGGGTTTATATCGACATCAATCTAAAACAAATAATTTTGGATCTAATACTACAGTAGATGCTGATTCTCAATATTCATTAACAGGGAAGAATGTTGATATTGTAATCATGGATAATGGTGTTCGTTGGGATCACCCTGAATTTTGGAAACCAGGTGTTACATCTTTTACTGATAAAAACGATACAAGAGTACGAGATATTTTAATACATGGTACAGAAGAATATAGTATTAACTGGGCATCACAAGGACTTACAGCACCAGGTAGTGGGTCATTATCTGATTATACAGAAGCGAATGTATTAACATCTAATTCTTTTTATGATGATATTTGGCATGGAAGTCACGTCGCTGGAACTGCTGCTGGAAATCAGTTTGGTGCTGCTTTTGAAGCAAATATTTGGTCAATTGCATGTATTGATAGACCAGATGTTGGATTTTCAGAACCGAGTGATGGTTTTGATTATATAAAAGTTTGGCATAAAAATAAACCAATCAACCCCGAAACTGGACTACGAAATCCTACTATTGTAAATTGTAGTTGGGGTCGTCGTCAATTTATTCGTCAGAATGTGGATTATACGGCAACATTTAGAGGATCTTCATATTCAAGATCAACTGTAGATGCATCTAGTAGTAATGTACCCGCAGTTTATTATCTGGAAGATTTCTCATACCTTGGTAACGATTACTATGAATTTACATCTAAGACGACAACAGGACAAGCTGAAGCAGACGAATTAGTAAATGATTCTGATTGTCAGAATGTAGTTTTGGTTTGTTCTGCTGGAAACTCAAATGGAAAACAAGAAATGAAAGATGGTACAGATTACGATAATGAATTTACTTCTGGCACTTTCATCTATAGTTCTGGAGTTGACAAATATTATAATCGTTCAGGTACACCAGCAATTACAAGAGAGGGATATGATGATGCTGCGATTAAGGTTGGTTCGATTGATAGTACGAGACAATCTGGTTCTCAAGAAAGAATTTCAAGTTTTAGTGATCGTGGACCGACTATTGATGTATTTGCAGCAGGATCTACGATTCTTAGTCCGTATAAAACTGGATATGATGATCCTAGAAATACTTCATTTCATAATGATACTATAAGTGGAACAAGTATGGCAGCTCCAAATGTATCTGGTGTTATTGCACTCCATTTAGAATCAATGCCAACTTCCACGAGAAAAAGTGTAAGAAAATGGTTATTGTCAGAAGGATCTACAACATTATCTAGTAGCGATTACTATGATCCATATACGAGTAATGGTGCAAACGATACTAGCTATTGGGGAAATAATTATAGTTTGAAATCCTCTCCTCGTAGGATACTATATAATCCTTATGCAAATAATACTATACCAAAAATTGATGGTGTAGTATTATCAGGTGTGTCAGTCACACAAACATAAATATATAAAAAAGTCTAAAAATGGCAGATAAGAGTTTTGGTATCAAGGAATTAAACTTAATTGGTTCTGGTACACCTAAGATAGAGAGTCCTAATAATTTAAATTTAAATGCTGTCAATGTTGCGATCAGCACTAATGCAACTGTGGGTGGAACATTAGGTGTTACTGGTAGTGTTGGATTAAGTACAGATTTAAATGTTGTTGGTGTTGCTACTGCGACATCGTTCAAATCTAGTACTACAATTGGAGATGGTAGTGATGTAGCGTTTGCAACTAAGTATTATATTACTGCAAATGGATCATCTGCATATCGTTTTGCTGGTGCAGGTGTTTTAAATTCGACTGATGATCCAACTCTATATTTTCAACGAGGATCTACATATATCTTAGAAAACTCAACAGGAGGTAGTCATCCTTTTGCATTAAGACTAACTAGCGGTGGATCTGCATATGCACCTGGTGGACAATTCCTTACAGGTTCTACATCTGGAACACAAGTATTAACAGTTCCTATGGATGCCCCTGTGAGTATTGTATATCAATGTACTATTCATTCTGGTATGGTAGGAATTATTTCCTTTCGTTAAATAGTCAAAATCTTAAATCTTATAACTATCTTTGATGGCGTTTAAGGGACACACTATAATAATTTAAGACAACCAGTGGCGAAAGTGTCACAAGACCCCATACAGGGGTCTTTTTTATGCTATAATATATTCAGTTGAGATTCATTGATGCCTTTACGTCCACACCAAATTGATGCTCTGGATGCAATGGCAAACAATCCAAAGGGTCAAGTTATCGTTCCTACAGGTGGTGGTAAAACCATGTGTATGATAGAGGATGCTGCTGCATACTTCAAAGGTTTAACTGCCAAGACTATCGTTGTGGTTGCTCCACGTATCCTATTAGCAGAGCAATTATCATCTGAGTTCTTGGAAGTGATTGAGAATGTTTCTGTGATGCACGTACACAGTGGAGAGACTTCACACTTCAGCACAACTAAGATTGATTTGATTAGAGATTGGGTGGGTGAGCATGTTGGTAGTAAGATTATCTTTACAACATATCATTCACTTCATAGGTTAATGGAAGCAGATATATTTGTAGATACAATATACTTTGATGAGGCACACAATTCAGTTCAGAGAAATTTCATTGAGGCAGTTGAATATTATTCAATATATGCTGAGAGAGCTTTTTTCTTTACTGCTACACCAAAGCATAGTCTTACTCCTTTCAAGGCAGGTATGAATGATAGTGACATATTTGGTAATGTAATATGCCAAGTACCAGCACCTAAGTTGGTAGAGCAAGGTTACATTCTACCACCAAAGGTGAAAGTATATAAGACTGACATATTACATAGAGATGAGATAACATTTGATGTAGAATGTAATCAGATTATGGATAACATTGATGACCATGAGACTAAGAAGATACTTGTATGTGCTAAGTCCACTAAGCAGATCAACGGATTAGTTTCTTATGATAAGTTCATTGACGAATTATCATATAGAGGTTATAGTTGCATGTATATTACATCTAAAACTGGTGCAGTTATTGATGGTGAGAAAGTCAGTAGATCTGAGTTCTTTAATGTATTATCTGCATGGGGTAAAGATAATGACAAGAAGTTTGTTGTTTTACATCATAGTATATTATCTGAGGGTATCAATGTTAAGGGACTTGAGGCAGTTCTATTCTTAAGATCTATGGATTATGTTGGTATCAGTCAAACAATAGGTAGAGTGATCCGTAAGGGTGGTGCAGAGAAGACTTATGGTTTAATATGTGTTCCAGTTTACTCTAAGGTCGGTATCTCTACTGCACGTAAAGTTGAGGCAGTTGTAGATACTATTTTCAACAAAGGTGAGGCAGCAACATCGGTGGTAACAAGATGATTAACTGGATTAAAGGTTATCAGGATAAACATTCAAATCCTGTATTCAAACATGCTAAGAATCCCGACAAGTGGGAGGTAAAGGATAGTAGATTCATTATGTACCGTTATGGTGAAGGTGGTGCAATAGACATCAAAATCAGGGATAATAATAGTGATTTCAAGCATGATATAAACATTACTGTTGATAAGGATGGTAAGTTACAGGCAATAGTATCGGAGCAGACGAAATGAGAGATACAATTTTATTTGGTGATTGTCGTGAGACTCTTAAAGAGTTTGATGAGAAGGCAAGGATGTGTGTTACATCTCCACCTTACTATGGTTTAAGAAACTATGGTGATGAGGAATATCAAATAGGATTAGAACAAACACCAGAGGATTACATAGAGCAATTAGTAAACGTATTCAAGGAGGTGAAAAATGTGCTCACAGATGATGGAACTTGTTGGGTTAATGTTGGGGATAGTTACTATAATTACAGGCCAGGTAGAGGACAAGGATTGGTTAAACAAACAGTCTCAAATACTAAACAAGACCTACCAGATATGTGTCCTCGCAGAGGAAATAGACTCGAAGGACTCAAAGAAAAAGATTTAATTGGTATTCCTTGGATGTTTGCATTTGCTATGAGAGCAGATGGATGGTATCTGAGGCAGGATATTATATGGAACAAACCTAATCCAATGCCTGAGAGTGTGAGAGATAGATGTACTAAGGCACATGAGTATATCTTTTTATTCAGTAAGAATCAGAACTATCATTTTGATGTAGATGCTATCAAGGAACCAACAAGACGTAAGAGAAGTGTATGGAATGTGACTAAGAAACCATACAAAGGGGCACATTTCGCAGTATATCCACCTGAGTTGATTGAACCTTGTATCAAGGCAGGGAGTGAGAAAGGTGACATTGTGTTAGATCCATTCATGGGTTCAGGAACCACTGCTATGGTAGCAAAATCACTAGGTAGAGACTACATTGGATGTGAGTTACATGAAGACTATGGTAATTTAATTCAGAAGAGAGTGAAGGAATATCATCCAGTTGAAGAAGTGTCACAAGAACCTAGCATAAACATCCTAGATATTGTATAATATAGTCATTCAGAGGATTACTAATGAAGTGCGAAGTCAAACTCTATGTTGCTGGACAGACGTTCAGTGAAGAGGTTCATGCTGTAAA